TTCGAAGGCTGCAACACCTATTGAAGATGTAAAAGAACTTAACAATGCAGATGTAGTAGTACTAGGGCAAACATATGTAACACATCAACCTAAAGTTGATACATCAGAAGTTAAAGGTATTAGAGCAACAGCACAAAAGAATGCACAAGCAATTGACACATTCTTACAAGGCACAAAGGGTCTAAGCAATCCTGCACAAATTATCTATACATATGTTAACCATATGACACGCACACAACAATTAAAGAACATTGAGTCAGGGTTTTTTGATTGGCTAAGTACTTCAAAAGTAAGTCAAGGACAGCAAGAAAAATTAGCAGCAATGAATGAAGCTAATCCAAAATCAATACCTGCTATATTTGGACTTGTAAAACAGATTATGGCTGCAAAAGATCATATCATAGATCAACTAGACGATGCTAATGCAGATGTTAAGGCAACAACAAAAGGTGAGAAGGGCGGTGAAGGTTACGTAGCTCTTGGATCAAAGACTAAACTAGTACCACGTACTAGATGGCAACCAAACTAAGGAAGTAAAATGAAAATTAAACAGATTACAGAAGCACACGAAGCTTCGGCACAAGAAAGACAATTAGCAGACCTAGGTCGTAGACTTATGGACATCAGTGCAAAGATGCCAATGAAAGGCGCAACTGATGATGAGATTGCAAAGTCAAACAAAATGTCAGCATTAGGTGATGCACTAACACGCTTTGGAACATTATTTGGTCCTAAGAATGTAAAAGACATTATTAAAATTACTGGACTTGAGTCAGGTGAGATAGCAGAACTATTAGCACTAGCAAAGAAAAGTGCTCCTGTTAAGCAAGACGCACCATCAGCAGACGATAAAGACGATGATGAATTTGCAGCACCAAGTGATGACGAAATAGCACGTCAGGCAGACAGAGCAGCTAGATAATATGACTGACAAGTTTACAGCAGCACAATGGGCAGAAATAGAAGGTGGTCACGAAATGACTCCGGCTAAAGAAGAACCATATTCCTTTTTAAAAGACATACATGAATCACGTATGACTAAGGACAACGGTAGCTCACAGAAGCTAACGTATACTGATTGCGGTGAACGAGCATATCTAACATTACTAGCACTAGAAGCAATGCGTAACTATCCAGACTTCAAAGCATATGTGCAACGTTATGCAAAGAAGACAGCAGGCTTCGAACTATACAAAATGTATCGCATAATGGGAACTGACCTTTACAACTTCATTTACTTCCTTGTAGGGGACGGCAAAGCACAAGATAAACTTAAAGATCCTGATAGTGCAAGACGTATGCGAGCTAAAACAAAATTACCAACAGCAGCTATTAATAGATACATTAGATCATTAGCAGCAGGCACGACACCTACACAAGTTAACAGCATGTTTATGGCAATTGAAAGTGCAATAAACGTATCAAACGCTGATTATAAAGCCGTACGTAGGAGTTTAGCTAACTTTGGACGTCTAACTAAAGCAGAAAAGCGTTTAGTGTCTACACGCTTAATATTTGCTGTTAGAGCTAAACTACGTAGTTCAGATATTATAGAAGACTTTGAAAAGTTTGCATCAGTTAAGAACTTAGAAAAAGCAAGTGTAATTGATCCAGAACCAACAGTAAGCCGTCCTGACATTGCATCAAAGCCCGGCGACCTAGCACTATATAGATACCTAGTAGGCGACAAAAATTTAGCTCTTACTAAGAAGTTCTTAGAAGCAGCTAAAGATGGAAAAGCAGCAAGTGGTATGATGGTGCAAGCGTATTTGCCAGCTATTGAAATGATAGATGATATTGTACAAGGCGGCCCTGCAATGGTACAACAGCTAAGAGCCCTACATAAGAGAGCTAAAAGAAGCTGATTAAACCTAATTTTAATCGTAAAATGATAAATACTTTATACAAGTTAGAAGAGGTCTAACTTGCCATTAGAACATAGGAGAATATAAAATGGCTTCAGTAACAAAAACAAACGGCGTAAATGTAGTAGAAGGTAACGGACTAGGTCCAGTAACACGCATTATTTCGCTATCAAAAGCAAACATCACAACAGCAGCAATTGCAGATCTTAACTCAGTAGTAGAAGCAATGACAGCTGGCGGTGTAAAAGGCACTGACGATGCAGTAAGCATTGCAGGTGTTGATCACACAGCAACAGGCGTTGCTCACGTTGCAGTACAAGGCACAGGCGTATTAACACCTGGCGCAGACTACCGCGGTGTAACAGGCGTAACAGCAGCACTAGTTGCAACGTTTGAAGACTAAATTCTAACTACCTTAGAATCGTGATTATGGCCGTAAGGCAGGCGTCACACAAAGGGCTCACTTTTTAAGTGGGCCTTTTTTTATGACTATAAGTACAGTATGCGTTTTAAATTACATACACTTGTAGACATAACAGAAACTAATACTCGTAGAGGCGAAGACCCTATTGGGTATCGACAGCAACAAAACTATCTTACAGTTATGCAAACAATTGGTATGAGAGTTAATCCAACATATATTAAAGCACCAAGTATAACAAACGAAGTACCTAGCAAACTAGGACTAGGATCAATGTTCAATACTAAACAAAAGGTATGGACATATGAATTTGATATTGATTACGAAGGTGCTATAGATTTGTCTACACTAGTAAATGACTTTGATTTAATACCAATTATCACAAAGTTAAATGAAACAGCAAAGTTTGATAATCCGCAATTTCTCACCAAAAACCTTGAGAAATCCAACATTATTTTCATGTTAATGGATAAATAATAATGTAGCGATAATAAAGCTACCAGGCACACTAAATCAGAATACCAAGGCTAACTACGAGTTTACTTACAACGGAGAATAAGTGTGTCATCAAACGTAACAAAATTAGAAAGAGAATCATTAGAAGCGCATGTTGATCTATGTGCTATACGCTACGAGCAACTAGACGAGCGTTTGTCTACAGTAGAAACAAAAATTGATACTCTACATACAGCAATACAATCCGGACAACAAAGCATGACTAAAGTCATTGTTGGTGCCGCAGGCACAGTAGTAGCAGGTTTACTTTCAACCATTGTCGTTATATTAATGAAAGCCATCTAACTTACGATAAATAACTATATGTTATTACGTGAGTTTTTTATTGACCCCATTGAAGAAGAATTAGACGAAGGACAAACTTGGGCCCGTTCAGGCAAAAAGGTTGTCCGCAAATATCGTTGTTCCTCCGGTCCCCGAAAGAATCGAATTGTCGCTAAAATGCAACAATGTTTTGCCGCTCCTGATGTTAAGAAGCGTATGCAATTCAAAAAAGTTAAAGCACGTCTTGGTGGTCGAATGGCTCGCAAGGCAAAAAGAACTAAACGTATAAATCCAGCAAGTCGTAGAGTGCAAGCTCTAAACCGTAAGAGATAGCACCATGTTATTGCGTGAGATGATCACAGAATGGGTATGTGGAGACTGCTATGCTGAACCATGTACATGTAGTGTCGAAGAAGGTGTAACAACTATCTTTGGTAAAAGTGGTAACAAAACTGTACGTAAGTATCGTTGCACAAGTGGTACACGTAAAGGACGTATTGTTGCAAAGCCAGCAACATGTAATGCTCCTAAGAATGTAAAAGCGTCAAACACTCTCAAAAAGACTAGACGCTCTAAAGGCAAGACGATAAGTATTAAGAGTACACGTACAAAACGTACTAACCCAACAAGTAAGAGATTAACCAAGTTAAACATTGGCAGAAGAAGAATTAAGCCAAGAAATCGTAGAGGTGCAAGAATATGAAAATGAACGAAATATTGTCTGAACAGGACGCAGTCCTACAAATTCAACAAGATGACGACAAAGAAACTGTCCTTATTGATCCAAAGACTAAGATTAAAACTACGGTTCCTAAAGACCCTAGCAAACCAGGCGCTATTGCAAAAGACGAGCGCGGCAACCTAACACTAGATACAAAAACAAAAGGTACAGTTGATCGTGGCATCAAGCCAGGCGACAACGTAACTGTAAAAATTTAAATGAATATAAATGAGGTAGTCAAAAAAATATATATGACCAATGAAGAGAAGACTCTCTTGGATCAGTCTGACTTACCTCGCCCGCTCGGATCATTCCCAGAGCGAGAACAAACCATTATCAATAATCTAATTCGTAAAAGTATAATAAGTAAAGTACAGCACAATGGAACGATAATGGTGAAACGGAATGACGACTGACACTCTATTACATGACTTGGAAGAAATTGTTAACAAAGGACTTGAAGATAGTGCTATCCCTGTTGCACGAGGAAATAGCATACGAATCAAACATATTGTGGTTCGTAAGAGTCCTAAAGGCTATTTGATATACGATGCTAAAGAAAATAGGCAAATCGTAAGAACTGCATTCAAATCATCAGCAATTGCCATTGCAAAGAACCTAGCACAAGGTAACGACATTACTGATAAACTAATGGCATACGACGATGCTATGCTAAAACACTACAATGACGCAGTATTTTACAAACATTCTATGAAAAAATCCAAAGATGAAGCGTCAAAACAGATTAGAGCAACACGTTTAGACGTATCTATGCAGGAATCATATAGATTACGCAGTCAGTTAGACCGTTTTATTTTTTGTTAGTGATAAATATATTATAGAACACCTATCAACAGGAAGATACAATGCAAATTAGAGAATTTTCAAAGCCGCTAACGGCAGCAAAACTAAATGAAAGCCTAGCAAAACGCTTTGGCTCAAAAATAAACATCGATGAGTTTACAACTGAACAACTTCAAGATGTCCGTAACAAGTTACGCACTAAAGTATTCAATGTTGAAACAAACGAAGCATTTGATGCAGTTCAAAACAATGATCACAGCAAAAACAAATTGTTTTTAGATGTAGTAAACGCTGCACTAGATGAGCGTGATGATGTAAGTGTTGCAATTGATGAAGCAATTGAATCGCTAAACGAAGGCGAAGAAGACAAAGCAGAGCTAGTAATGGCAGCTAAGGACATGGTTGATCGTGTTACTGGTTGGATGGAAGACACTGCTGAAATGCAAACTGAGTCAATGCTAGAACTTGCAGATGCTATCCGTGACGAAATGGGCAGTGAGCAAGCCGAAGCATTTACTGCAAGTGTTAAGCCTGCACTAGAAGCAATGTATGGTGTAATGGAAACAACACGCCAAACACTAACACAAGGTGTTGGTATGCTAACAGGCGAAGCTGAGCCAATGGATACAATGGGTGCAGAAGATCCAGGCATGGAAGATCCAGCAATGGAACCAACTGATGATATGGATGCAGCAGCTGAAGTACCAGTAGATGGTGAAGTAGAAGATGACTTTGGTGCAGCAGACGCAGCAGCCGGCGGTGAAGAACTAGGCGGACGTGAAAAGCGTGAAAGCAGAGATAATTCAAAAAAAAAGCTCAAATAATTGAAGCAGTAGATAGCACAGCCATCTACGCTATATTGAGACAACAGAAAGCAGCCGGAGTGGCTGCTTTATCTATTAAAAAACTAGACAAATACATGCGCAATCAAGGCGAAGGCAACTTTGACTATGATAGTTTTAAAGTAATGTATGATGGAGATCCTAAGATACAACAACTAGTTACTAACTTTGACCAAAACAAGATTGAGTTTAAACAAAGTGAAGTTGACGATGTTAACGTAGCAGGAAAACCTGGTCCTGAAGGCGATGCAGTTGGTGACATGGCAAAGAATGCCACGGACCTAGGCGCAGAGTTATAGACGTAAAATAACGTAGAATTTACGTCTATCTTAATAATAGACGTAAATCTTAAATATAATTACACATAAGAGAAAGAATGGCATATTCAGCTAAAGTAGTTCAGCGTTTTGAAGACGTTCTGAACAACCCACAAAGTCACGGCGTAGGACGCTTTGACCCTAACGATCCCAATATAGCAACAGGAATGACAGGAGCACCAGCGTGTGGCGATGTTATGAAACTTGATTTAAAAGTTAATCCTGATACAGATGTTATAGAGGACGTAAAGTTTAAAACATATGGTTGCGGTAGTGCAATAGCAAGTTCAACTATGTTTGTTGAAATGCTAAAAGGACTTACTATGACACAAGCATTAGAAATCAAAGACAAAGATATTGCTGATGCATTAGAATTACCCCCAATTAAATTACATTGTTCTGTACTAGCAGAGGATTCAATTAAGAAAGCTCTAAAACACTGGGACGAAAAGAAAGCACACCGACAACATAACGGTTGACAAAACACTTATTTGGTGTTATTATTAATACTAATAGGAGAACTTATGACTGAAAGACCATACGAAGATATTGTTAAAAACATTACAGAAGTAATGGAACAATACGTAACACCGTCAGTACAGCAACATGGCGGAGAAGTTAACTTTGTTAGCTTTGAAAACGGTTGTGTAACTGTACAACTTAGCGGAGCATGTTCAGGTTGTGCAGGTAGTACAATGACACTAAAACACGGCATTGAACAAATGATGACTCAACTTATACCAGAAGTACTAAGTGTTGACGGTATTGATGATCCTTTTTCTACAGTTGATCCTTATTACATGCACGACCCATTTGGTGACGCACAGTTAGAATCAATTAGAATGTTAGAGGAATTAGATGAGCCTAATAATAGAGAAGTATAATTACGAAAAACTAAAGCGGGTAGAAGTAGATGGCAAGCGTAGATACGCAGCGCCAGGACATCCACCAGTAGCAAGTGTAACAACTATTCTTAGTGGTACTAAGGATATGAGTCATCTTATTGCTTGGAAGAAGCGTGTAGGTGAAAAGAAAGCACAAGAGATTGTAACTGAAGCAAGTGGCGTAGGCACAAGGATGCACAAGTATCTAGAAGACTATGTTGACAATGGTGTGTGGACAGAGTCAGCAGGCAGCAATCCTTATGCACAGCAAGCATACAAAATGGCATGTGTCATACGTGACGAAGCAATGGGCGATGTAGATGAGATATGGGGCAGTGAAGTTCCGCTTTATGTTCCAGGTATCTTTGCAGGCACAACCGACTTGGTAGGACAGTATAAGGGACAGCCTTGTATTATGGACTTCAAGCAAACTAACAAACCTAAGAAGCCTGAGTGGGTAGAAGATTATTATCTACAACTTACAGCATACGCCTTAGGACACAACGAAGTACACGGCACAGACATACGTGAAGGACACATCTTTATGTGTAGTCGTGCATTAGAATATCAGCAGTTTGATCTATGGCCAGATGAGTTTGCAGAATGGGAACAAGAATGGTGGAATAGATGCAGACAATACTATGAGAAACATGGATAATGTGGGATAAAATAAATGAATGGAGCATCAAAGCTCTTATCATATCAGGTATAATGATCTGGACAATCATATTTGCAGTGGCGTTTGTAGAATTCGCTTTGTAACGGCTAAATATTACTATAATGAAATAGGAGTTATAGTATGGCCGTAGTATCCATCAGTCGAATTCAAGTTCGCAGAGGACAAAAGAACACAGGTAGTGGATTACCACAATTAGCAAGTGGTGAATTTGGCTGGGCTGTTGACTCGCAGGAACTGTACATTGGTAACGGTAGTGTAGCAGAAGGTGCGCCATTTGTTGGCAATACTAAAATGCTAACTGAAACTGATAACTTGTTTGAATTTGCAAATACATATGAGTACCAAAGTGGTACCAACATGCAAACAGGCAGTTCTCCTAATAATCCAGTACTACGCACACTACAAGATAGATTAGATGACAGAGTGAGCATCCGTTCTTTTGGAGCAATGGGTGATGGCACAGATCAAGCGATACCACTACAACGTGCAATTGATCAGTTATACCTAAATGCAAGTAACAAAGGAACATCAGCAGCTCGTGTAGAACTTATACTAGAGCCTGGACAATATAATATTACTAATGGTCTTAAGATTCCTCCATTTACTACAATACGTGGAGCAGGTGCTGAGAAAACTATTATTATTGCTGGTCCATTTACTGCATTTGAAACATGCAATGAAACAAGTACACCGGGTGTATATGCAAGCGATGCAACTAGTACAACACTTAATCAAGCAAGAAATATTACTATATCAGATCTAACAATTAGTTCAGAGGGTGCAGCAGCACTAAGTCTTGTAAGTTGTAAAGACAGTACGTTTGAAAACATAGTACTGAAAGGTCCGTATGCTTTAGGCGATGCAACTAATACAACTGACAATGGTATTAAGATGACAGCATTAAGTACCGCAGTTAACACATCTAATAACAAGTTTATTAATATTAAGATAGAAAACTTTATGACAGGTGTTAGATCAGACAACGACATCAAAGATAACATATGGACAAACTGTGAGTTTGATACAATGTATAAAGGATTTGCATTAGGTACTGAAACTATTTTAGGTACTAGTGGAATGTTAACAGGACCGATCAACAACACTATTACTAATTGTACCTTTAATGACATTTATCAACACAGTATTGAAATTGCAGCTGGTACAGATAATATTAGTAAAGATAATAAATTTTACAGCGTAGGCAACGCTGGTGGCAACGCACTACTAAATGCTAGTTCAATTATTAAGTTTGTTGGCAAGCGAAACAAAAGTGAAGGTGATTGGTTCAAACGAAGCGAAGAACTAGGTTATAATGAAACATATAAGAACAACGTTTCGTACTCACCTGAAGTAGAAGGTCCTACGATTACAGACTTTAGTACAACACACCAAATAGCAATTAACCAATCAGGTGAATATACAAAACTATTTAGACTGCCAGCTGATACTACTAAAGCATATGAAATAGAATACATCTATAAAAGTAGTACAGTTCAAGCAACTAGAACAGGAACAATGACAGCAGTTGTTGATCCAGCAAACAATACTGTAGAGTTTGACGATGAGTACACATACACAGGTAATTCAACGTTTTCACAGAACTTAAAATTCACAGCACAAAATTATGACGAAAATGGCGATTCTTTGGTTGACACAATAGCCATTATGATGTTAAACTTAACAAGTAGCGATAATGCTACTTTGTACTATAAGGTTAAAACTAAGTCATAATTAATGTTTGATAAAACTTATGAACAGCGACTGGTACTCTGGCGCGAGTTTCGAGACTCTTTAGAAACTGCTCAGGATCCAATTCAAGACACGATTGATTTTTATAATCAAGCGCCTGTTGAGATAATTGCCGCAGATCCATATACTCCATCAACCTGGCCAGACCCGTGGGAACTGCTAGAGGAAAATAATTATTGTGCCTTTGTTAAGATACTTGCAATTTGTTACACCTTGCAGTTAACTGATGTTTTATCCCATGGTACCTATGAGATACATATTACACGAGACAATGAAAACTCAGAGACTTATTACCTATTATTTGTCGACGACATTGTGATCGGTTTCAATGGAGAGAAGTATGTTAAGAAGAACGAATTACCCACCACTTTACGTTCTGAATTACAGCACTCACCACAAGCACAATAATAAATATTAAACACTAATAGACAGAGGTAAAAATGGCAAATGGAACAATGATCACCAAGCGTGATGGTACTAAAGAACACTTAAATATCGACAAAATACATAAAGTAGTAGAACATGCTTGTGAAGGCTTAGCCGGAGTCAGTAGTAGTCAAATTGAAATGAGTGCAAACATACAATTTTATGATGGCATGACTACAAATGAAATACAAGAAGTACTTGTACGCTCAGCAAATGATCTAATTTCATTAGACACACCCAATTATCAATATGCGGCAGCAAGGCTGCTAAGTTACAGTGTAAACAAAATGGTATTCGGCGAATACAATGCAATTACACTACAGAAAAACATTGAACGTAATATTGAACGTAACGTATATGATTCAAGTATATTGGACGTATACACAGCAGACGAAATTGCTACATTAGATAGTTACATTAAACATAAACGTGATGAGAACTTTACTTACGCAGGACTACGTCAAGTAGTTGACAAATATCTTTGTCAGGATCGTTCTTCAGGTGAAATATTTGAGACTCCCCAATTCATGTATATGATGATTGCTGCCACTTTGTTTGCGCAGTATCCAGCAGAAACACGTATGCATTACGTAAGGAGATACTACGATGCAACTTCGCTATTTAGAGTTAATATTCCAACGCCAGTTATGGCCGGAGTGCGTACACCAGTACGTCAATTTGCTAGTTGTGTACTCGTTGACAGTAATGACACTCTTGACTCCATTTTTGCTAGTGATATGTCTATCGGACGATATACCGCGCAGAGAGCGGGAATTGGTATCAATGCTGGACGTATACGCGGCGTTAACAGCAGAATCAGAGGCGGTGAAGTAGCACATACAGGTATTGTCCCGTTTCTAAAGAAGTTTGAATCAACAGTGCGTTGTTGTACACAAAATGGTGTGCGTGGCGGTAGTGCTACTACACACTTCCCTTTTTGGCATCAAGAGATTGAAGACATCCTTGTACTAAAGAACAACAAAGGTACAGAAGACAATCGTGTACGTAAATTAGATTATTCAATTCAACTTAACAAAACAATGTATGAAAGACTATTGACTGGCGGCGATATAACTCTTTTCTCGCCACATGATGTGCCAGGTCTTTACGATGCATACTTTGGTGAGCCAGAGGCGTTCCAAGAACTTTATGAAAAGTATGAACGTGCTACAAGCATCAAGAAAAAGTCTATCCCAGCAATGGAATTATTTTCTGCGTTGATCAAAGAACGTGCAGAAACAGGACGCATTTATATTATGAATGTTGATCACTGTAACACACACAGCTCATTCAAAGACACAGTATACATGAGTAACTTGTGTCAAGAGATTACATTACCAACAAAGCCATTGGAGCATATAGACGACGAAGAAGGCGAAATTGCGCTATGTATTTTGTCTGCTATTAATGTAGGCACCATTCGTTCGTTAGACGACTTAGAAGACCTCTGTGAGCTTGCAGTACGTGCGCTAGAAGAGATTATTGACTATCAGAAGTATCCAATTAAGGCAGCAGAGATTAGTACAAAAGCAAGACGTTCATTGGGCGTAGGCTACATTGGTTTAGCACACTACCTAGCAAAACAAAAAGTAAACTATGCAGACAAAGAAGCATGGAAACTAGTACATGATCTTAGTGAAGCATTCCAATATTACTTGTTAAAGGCCAGCAACAAATTAGCGCAGGAGAGAGGTGCTTGTGAGTACTTTAACCGTACTAAATATAGTGATGGCATTCTGCCTATTGATACATACAAAACAGATGTTGACAGCATTGTGGAGAATAAATTAAACTATGATTGGGATAGTTTACGATCTGACATTAAGGAACACGGACTTAGGCACAGCACATTGTCCGCACAAATGCCTTCGGAGAGCAGTTCCGTTGTGTCGAACGCAACAAATGGAATCGAACCGCCTAGAGGTTACTTGTCCATTAAGAAAAGCAAAAAAGGGCCTCTTAAGCAGATTGTTCCACAGTATACTACACTAAAAAACAACTATACATTGCTTTGGGATATGCCAAGCAACGAAGGTTATATCAATGTAGTAGCAGTAATGCAGAAGTTCTTTGATCAAGCCATCAGTGGTAACTGGAGTTACAACCCAACACACTTTGAGAACAACGAAGTTCCAATGAGTGTGATGATGCAAGACTTGTTAAATACTTACAAGTATGGTTGGAAGACTAGTTATTACCAAAACACTTATGATTATAAAACTGATCCAAGTGAACTAGAAGATGAAAAACCAGAAGAAGCATTAGCATCTTCAGACCTAATAGGCGAAGAAGAAGATTGCGATGCATGTGCAATTTAATGGTTGACTAAGTAGCGTATTTGCGTTACTATTATATAAGAGACACACAGAGATAGGAAGTAAGATGGCGAAGACCGTATTTAATAAAGAAAAAGTAGATTTTACAAAACAGAACATGTTCTTCGGAGCAGATCAAAACACACAGCGTTATGATGTATTTAAGTTCCCAGTGTTTGATAAACTAAATCAAACAATGCTAGGATACTTTTGGCGCCCGGAGGAAGTAAGTCTACAAAAAGACAGAGCAGACTTTGCTAACTTCCGTCCAGAGCAGAAACATATCTTTACTGCTAACCTAAAATATCAAACACTACTTGACAGTGTCCAAGGACGTGGTCCATGCCTAGCATTTTTGCCGCATGTTTCACTTCCTGAACTAGAGGGCTGTATTGTTACTTGGGACTTCTTTGAAACAATTCACTCACGTAGCTACACACATATTATGAAGAACGTGTACGCTGACCCGTCAGAAGTGTTTGACACTATTTTAGATGACGAAAAGATTATTGCTCGTGCAACAAGTGTTACCAAACATTATGACGAGTTTACTGAAGCCGCTGATGCATTTAATCATAGAGGTGAAGGTAGTTCATATGAAGTTAAGAAGAAACTTTATATGGCAATGATGACTGTAAACATCCTAGAAGGTTTACGCTTCTACGTATCATTTGCATGTACATTTGGTTTCGGCGAACTAAAATTAATGGAAGGGTCTGCAAAGATTATCTCATTAATTGCTCGTGACGAAGCACAGCATCTAGCACTAAGCACACACGTATTGAAGTTGTGGGCAAACGGCAAAGACGATCCAGAGATGGCTAAGATTGCTAAAGAGTGCGAAGAAGATGTATACGAACTGTGGCGCGAGTGTGTTCTAGAAGAAAAGGACTGGGCTGACTATCTATTTAAAGATGGATCAATGATTGGACTTAATGCTGCTCTGCTTAATCAATATGTAGAATATATTGCAAACCGCAGACTTAAAGCACTTGGCTTTAACGCAATCTTTGATCAGCCAGTAAACACTAACCCATTACCGTGGACACAACATTGGTTAAGTAGCTCAGGGCTACAAGTTGCTCCACAGGAAACAGAAGTTGAAAGTTATATCGTTGGCGGTATTAAACAAGATGTAACAACAGACTCTATTAAAGGATTCAGTCTATGATAACAATCTATGGCAAACCGGCTTGTCCAAGTTGTACAAAGGCAAAAGCATTTGTAGAAACACGAGGATATCAGTTTGAATACAAAGAACTAAACAAAGACTTTACAAGAGAAGAACTATTTGAAACATTCCCAACAGCTAGAACCTTTCCACAAATTATCGTTGGATTTGAAAAGGTAGGCGGCTATGAACAAATGATGGAATACATTGATAATACAGGATACAACGGAACAGGACATTCAATATCATGATGATTGAAACACCATATAAAGTAGGAGACACTGTGTCTCTAAAACTAAGTTCAGGCGAAGAAATCGTAGGACGCCTAGATGATGAATCTACAACAAAATTTACCCTAAAGAAGCCTATGGTATTAATTATGGGTGCTGAAGGACTTGGTCTAGCACCGTACATGTACAGTGTATCACCAGATGCAAAGTTTCAATTATTGGCAGCAACAGTAAGTTGTATTGCTAAAACTGAAACAGATATTGCAAAACAATACGTTTCGACAACCAGTAGTATACAAATGGTCTAAAAACACTGATAAATATATTGTAACAACAGGAGTACATGAATGTCCATAGCTGGTGCAAATATATTTGAAGAGTCAACAGTTGAAGGCACAGGCCAAACAACAGTAAACCATCCGGATGTAGATACGGATCCAGGCAGTTCGCCACCCGATCATGTACACATTGATCATGACTTATCGCATCAAGCATGTTTAGCTGAAATAGCAAGTTTGTTTGAAGATATACAAGCAGACCTACGCATTATCACAGATAGAGGCGAGGATAGATCAAAAGGTATATACGAACGACAAGCAGACACAGTAGCAAACAATCCTGCAAATATTGCGCAGGCTGCTGCCATGGTAGTTAATCTACAACAATCTGATTTACTTAATATGGTAAACGCTGAAGTAGGTAATCCAACTGACTTAGGTAATACAAGTTCAACCAACTATAATGCTATAAGAAATTCAAATACAAACGCAGGTGGCTTTAGAGGCGGACAAGCAGAAACAGCACAAACACCCGGCTACGGAGGCGCAGGAGCATCAACTGCTATTGTAGGCGAGGACGGAACGACATACTACGAAGGCACTGTACCACTTGATCAAGTAGTAACTGAAAGTGGATCAGGTAACGGCAATGTAACATACGCATTAGGCGGAGTACGTAACTTACCAATACAAAAACAATTATTTGATCTACTTAGTGAAGCAGCAAAAGAAGCAGGAGTTGATGTTGTTGTTACAAGTGGAGGACAAGTTCCTACAAGTGAAGGTGGCATCAAAGGCAAAAATAGAACTGGCTCTAATAGACATGACAAAGGTTATGCCGCAGATGTTAGAGTATTAGATGGCGATGGCACAAGACTATTCACAAACAATCCTGCACAACTTCCTATCATAACAAAATTTATACAAGCATGTCAAGCTAGAGGCGCAACAGGAGTAGGTTGTGGTAATGGCTATATGTCAAACGGAAACATACATGTTGATATTGCTTGGGCAGGCCAACAGCAAGGCGCAATTCAAGGAATATTATCAAATAGATATTGGGGAGGCGGTGCATCCGCAGGCCTTTCAACTAGAACAGCTAATGCTCCGCAGTATTTAAAAGACTTAATGACACCAAGGGATAACGCATAATGCCAGCACCGTATCAACATTTAGATATGACTCCGGAATACAATCGGATTATTACAGCACTTACAGGTATACGTGATGACATTAGATTATTGCGCAGACTACAAGAAGATCCAGAGTCTGGAATAGCAACAAGTAATGTACTCAACGACTTCCAACGAGCCCTTTTAACAGTGTCAATGAGTTCTGCAGGGTCAAACGCAGCCGGAGCAGTTGCCGCAATGATAGACAGTGGACAAACGACTAACGGCGGTGGCATAGCAGCACCTACTGGAGATAGTAATGCAGACTTGAGTACAGAAAGAACAACAATACTTGCCGCACTAGGAGTTACAGAAGATCCAGAAGATATGAAAATATTGATAAGAGTAAGTGGACAATACTATTGGGAAGCAGCAGGAGTAGCAGGACCAGACGATGGCCTTAGAGGACCGGCAACAGTAGTAACACCATTTGCACTAGGCGAGCAACTAGGTTACGATAATGAATCAACTGGAGCAATTACGCCAGGAGCACCGTCAGGACCACCAGATGGAATACCTAATGCTTCATCACCAAAGAAACGTTGGCCATTTGCAAGACCAGAAGGCCAAACAGCACAGCAAAATGCTAATCCAAATGCAGATTTAGTTGATCCAGCAACTGGTCAAGTAGTTGCAAGATCAGTGGATGAACAGCGAGCAGCTGACCGTTCAGGAACAACATCACCTCCTGCTACAGATTATAGTCCAGGGGCGCAATAATGGCAAAAGTACATAGAGTAGGCGATACAGATACAGGAGGAGATTCAGCTGTTGGCGGATCAGAAAATGTATTTGTTAATGGAGGCCCAACACTAGGCGGAGCAGTTGCAGATGCATTAGGAGTTGAAGATACTCAAGGCATCAGTGATGATGAAGCAAGAGCAATACTAAGTGGCAGAGCAGCAGAAGTAGCAGCTGGCGAGAATCCAGATACATTAGAAGCTCTTGAACAGTATGGAGGAGGATCACCAGGCGGTTCAAGTCCTATTAATGGTAGAGATGGCGCAGTACCAGCACCAGGAAGTGATACATCTACAGGAGCAGACGGATCAGTTGACAGTACGATAGCAAGGCCTACATCACAATGGATTGTAGTACAAGCACATGTTAATCCAAGAGTATTAGAAGAAGTATGGTCTAAAGCAGAAAAATTTGCAGAATCACTAGGACGTCCTATTACATTAAACAGTGCATATAGAACACCAGAGTATAATGCTAGTGTTGGAGGTGCAAAACAGAGTATGCATACACAACGCAAAGCAATTGATATACAATGGGGAACATCTAGTGTACAAGGGCGTGTTGACTTTATACAAAAAGCAATTGATGCTGGATTTACTGGTATAGGTTGCTATAATGGTTTTTGTCATGTAGATATTGGCGGCAAGCGTCAATGGGGGCCAAACGGCAGTAGAACAGGTCAATTTGCCCAATATAAGGCTGTATTGCAGTCAAATGGCTATTCAATGTAATTAAATGGTTGACAAAGCCTCTTTTGTATGCTATATTAGTAACATAATATAAATCAGGCACAAAAAAGAGGCAATATGAAATACAATAAAAAAGTAATACTAACAGACGCAGACGGTGTACTCCTTAACTGGGAATACGCATTTAGTTGTTGGATGCAACAGCATGGACACACAGAAGTTGAAAATGCTAATTGGATATATGATATTAGTGAGCGATTTGGCTTAGAATCTAATAACATTGGGCATAAGCTGATTAGGCAGTTTAACGAAAGTGCTGCAATTGGGTTTCTACCAGCATTACGTGATGCAATGTATTATGTAAAGAGATTACATGAAGAACACGGATATGTATTCCGTTGTATTACATCTTTATCTACAGATAAAAATGCGTACAAACTTCGTAAAATGAATTTAGAGAAGCTGTTCGGCGAAACAGCATTTGAAGAATTAGTTTGTTTAGGTACAGGAGCAGAAAAAGATGAAGCTCTTGAACAATACAGAGATTCAGGCTTGTACTGGATTGAAGACAAACTATCTAACGCAGTATGTGGACTTGAATTAGGTTTGACACCCATACTGATTGAGCATGGGTTTAACATGCACGATGACATCCCCGAAGGTATGACTAAAGTAGTTAACTGGAAGGAAATTTATAATCATATAACAGGAGAAAATGTATGACAGAACATGAGAAAATTGTAGAAGCATTTAATGCTTATTTAGTGGAACACGAAGCGTGGGAAACTAAAAACGTAAAAGCAGCGGCAACCCGCGCACGTTCAGCACTCGGAGACCTCGGCAAGTTAACAAAAGGCCGAAGAAAGGAAATCCAAGAACGTAAGAACGCAATGTAATGTGGATTGTCTGGGCTAAAGCCTTAGGGAGTAAGGCCTTCGACGAAGATAAAAAGGCTGACAAGGTTGCATTAATTAGAACTTTTATAGTTTTATTTGAAGTACTTGTTGGTCTTTTTATCATCTTAAATGCAATGGCAAACCACGGATGGGGACTGATAGGACTATGAATCCAACACCAAGAAAAACTGACGATGAAACAAAAAGATTAATGGACGAATTTTTAAAGAACGGCGGAAAGATCACACAATGCGAGCCGTTTGCTAGAACAGAAGATATTCAAATTAAAGGCGGCTTTTATGGTCGTAAGAAAAAGAAGAAAGAAACAGAATGAAGTGTGAAGCAGGTGATGTTGCAAAAATATTATTTTCAGTTAATCCTGCTAACATTGGTAGGATTGTACGGGTAGTTGAATACATTGGCGAGTTTACAGAACGTGAAAAGTTTCAATATAATGGAATGCCGTGTATGGCTCCAATCTCAGACAACTACTGGTGGATTGAAGCAGAAGACTTAACAATACAACTAGGACCAAGTCCTCGTGCTTATATTGCTGACACATGGTTAGAGCCAATTAAGCCTGAAAAAGAATTTACTAGATCAAAAGCAGAGATTGAAATAACAGTATGAGCAAGTTGAACAGTGTTTGTATCTTTGGTGGAGGCAGTGCAGGCTGGTTAACAGCTCTTGCTTTGCGCACCTACTTACCTGAAGTACATATTACAATTGCTATATCCAGCAAACACACAAACATAGGTGTTGGCGAAAGTACACAGCCAGACTTACTAGACCTATTAGCACATTGTAACATAGACATACAAGACTTTTGTAAGCAAGTTAGTGCTACACAAAAGAAAGGTATATATTACGCTAATTGGAATACTATTGGTACATACTTTTGGCATCCGTTTACTTCATTAACAGAGACAGGTACTTACACAAGAGCGCATCACTATAATGTAATGCACAAGCGTGATCCAAACAACTATCCGCTTGAAGACTATTACAAGCGAGTGCATCCTGAGTACAAGGATTACGCACTACACATTGATGCAGACAAAATGGCACTATACTTGCGGAACGTTTTATCTAACTCTGTAGAGATAATTGACTTTGATGATTATGTATTGCACGAAAGTAACAACAAAATAGATTGCATCACTGTAGACGGTAAAGATATTAAAAGTGACCTGTATGTAGACTGCACAGGATTTAGTAGAGTACTTGCAGATGCAATAGGTAATATTGAGACAGATGAATATGTAGGTAATGTCAATGCCGCATTGTTTGCACGTATACCTTATGGCAAAACTAAACCTATACCTTATACTAAAGCAGACGCTTGGGGCAAAGGTTGGTGTTGGACTATTCCGTTAGAATCAAGGATAGGCAGTGGTTGTGTTTATAACACAGACTTTTGTAAGAAAGAAGAAGCAATAGATCATTTTATTGACTACTGGCAAGGTGCAATAACTAAAAAAGATATAAGGTCTGTTGAGTTTGAATCAGATAGTTTATTAGAGCCTTGGAAGTCAAATGTAGTAACAATAGGATTAAGTGCAGGATTTGTCGAACCATTAGAAGCTACAGGTATAAGTTGGTTTGTATTGTCAGCACAAATGCTAGGATTAACATTGCGGAACAGATACTTTGATAGTGGTGTTAGAATGTCCTACAACGGATCCATGCGCGGCTTCATAGAAGATGTACAAGACTTTATTGATGTACATTACGCACTAAGTCATCGTAACGATACAGAGTTTTGGAGATACCAAACTATACGAAAGAGACATCCTAGACTAGAAAAACGTTTAGAGATATACAAACAACAGATGCCAAACAAGAATAATAGGCAAGGAAATATACCTTGGGCATTTAATGATGTGTCATGGATAGATATATTAACAGGTTACCACTTTGACTTTGATGATCAATCTATACCAGATCATTTAATAAAAGAAATGGAAACAGAATTGCAAGAGGTAGCAAATGATCTTCTTTAACAAACGATCTAAGATAACAGTTGATTGTTTCACATACGATGAAATGATTGCAAGAACTACACCAATTGCTCCTGCAATGAAATTTTATCCTAAATGGATAAAAGAGTTACATAATGTTGTTTCAGAGCCTAAGTACAATGGTAATACTAATGAAACACATTCGATACCATCAGGTACTGTAAAAGGTTGTCCTGGTATAACAGATTATTTCAAAACAGGATTCATTGCACCCCTTTGGGTAGATGCAAGTGTAATTGTTAATCCGGACGGAAGATACTCGTTTCATAGTGCCGATCAACCTTTTAGTATTGAATCACACTTTCCAGGACAGTATGCAGGCTTCCAAGGTTATACACATATGAAGTTTGTACTACCTTGGCATGTAGAAGAATCAACAGGTGTAAAGTTTTTATTACAGCGTCCTATGTGGACTGAAAATGCTAATCCGTTATATATAAACAAGTTTACAAGTGCTGGAGGAGTAATTGATTTTAACTCACAACACTCTTTACATTTGCATACATTCTTAGAAATACCAAATGAAAAGCAAGAATTTATAATGCCACTTGGATTACCGATGTTGCATATAATTCCGCTAACAGATAAAGATATAACAATTAAGACTCATGTTTTATCACAAGATGAATGGGACAAACGAACAATACAATCAACAGGCGCCAAAACATATTTGAAGCCGACCCGCACTAGAAAAATAATGGAATAAAACCCGCTGATGTTAGCGCATCACATACCGCTCTGAAGTAAATACACTTATAACAAAACAGAGGAGAAGCCACTATGTGTTCACCGTATGTACGTAAAGAAGCTAATAGATACTTCTGGATCGTTAAAGGGCATCTCATTCCAAAATCAGAACCAGACTACGTAATCGAAGGATATTTTGACAGCTATTTTAAAAGGCTGTGGAATAATGAATCTCAATGTTTAGATTTATATGAACAAGGATTCGAACAAGCATATACATTAGCAGAAAAGGAAAGACTAAAATGTTATCAAAAGGACTAGAGGGACTGAGTAGTGAAGACTTACATTACTTAGAAAAATTAATTGGTGATGAGTTTGCTAAGGCATGTGAATACGTAAAGACATTTGATAGAAAAAATGGTTGGCAATCAGATGCTAAAACACAAAAATTATTTAGAATTATGAATGCATTACGCCAACAACAAGCTAATGTAAGAATTAAATCACAAAAATGGTAGACAAAATCTGTAACCTATGTTATGTTATAACATAACAAAAAGGAAGATAGATATGACTACATTTGAAAAGATTGAATTTGTTGTTGGTTTATCGTGTTTAGGACTTCTCCTACACATATAAACGCATACTCACAAATGTAATACTTCTTTTGTACTTTTGGTGTATAGAAGAAAATCCAGAAATGGTCAGACTAAAAAAGAAAGGTGAACAAACTTCTATTATTGAAATAGAGGTTGACATCTAGTATTACTTGTGTTATAAATAGTATTGTAACGTTGAAGCAATTCAAACGACGAGCTGGACTCGGGGGCGGTACCCGACAGCTCCACCATAAACACATTCTGGAAGATCAGGTTGTCCGACAGGTTGAAGGGTGTGTTTATGATGGGGCTGAACTAGGATCGACAGGCGGATTAGTAGAAGAGTGGAGTTGCCCGGATGTAAGCTCGGTTAACGCGAACAAACTTAATAATTGCAAACGCAAATTATTCATTAGCAGCCTAGGCTGTTACGAGGTAGTTAGGCCTTGTTACCAAACATAGCAGGAAAGCACCTTCGGGTGCTTTCTTTTTGACTGCTACTTTTTAGCGCATGTTTTTTTGACAACTTTTACTTTATTTTGTTGACTTTCGATAAAAAACATGCTATATATAATACACGCTATAAAATCTTATGGCAGACTACACATATACACATAAAGGAAATATAAATGAAGAATTTATTATCGACAGTAGCCGTTATGGTTGCACTATCTACTCCTGCGTTTGCCGCAGACACTACAGTTGAAATGCTAAACAAGCGTGACGACGGAGCCAAAATGGTATACTCACAAGACATCACACGTATTGATGCAGGCGATACTGTTACTTGGACACCAAACTCCAAAGGACACAATGTAGAATTTATTGCAGGTCCAGATGGTTGGAAAGCACCAAAGAAATCAAAACTTAGTAAAGAATATGCTTACACATTTGACACACCAGGCGTATACTTGTACCAGTGTACACCACACAAATCAATGGGTATGATTGCTATTGTAATTGTAGGTGAAGCAGATCCAAAAGTAGTAAAGGATCGATTAAAAGATGTCAAAGTAAAAGGCAAGTCAAAGAAAAAACTAAAAGCACTGTTGGCTGATCTAGGCTAATATATGTTTACAAAATTAGTTAACAAGATTCCAGAGTTTTGTATGACTCATTGGTTGCTACGCTTGCCTCTCATTGTTGTGTTTACACAGCAAGGATTGAACAAGTGGCCAATTGATGTAAACGACTCGCCAGTAGAATTAACTCTACTGGTGTGGTCAGTTGTTGTACTAGGCGAACTAGGTGCCGCATTAGGTTTAATAATTGGCGGTGTAATTGGACTGCAAAAGCGCATTAAAGAGTTTGGCGATATGATTACACGCTTCTCAGGGATAACTATTGCTAGTATTATGACTGGTGTCATATGGACTGGCGAGCCTGAGAGTTTTACAGATGTTATACTATATGATCACTTCCACGTTTTATTGTGGGTAGGTGGTATGTATTTTGCACTTAGAGGAAATAGGACATAAGATGCACGGCGATAGGGGTAATGTAAAAATAGTTTTTCTTATGTTAGCCCTATGCGTATTGCTACATGTTGTAGTAATACCTATATGGATGTGGAGCGTAGGATTATGAAACCAAATAAAAACTTTGAATTGAATATAAGAGACATAGAAGTTATAGAATCAGCACTAAGAGCAAAAGCTGGACGCAGAGGTTTGGCTATTGCTCAAGGCGATACATCTGTTCAACTCCGCGAGGAGATGTCAGAGATACAAGAACTGCTAGGACGTATACATAATCAAAAGGTATGGTACAGTCCAAAGGACGGAAAATTCCAAGGCGGCGGATAGTGTTGCATATATCACACAAATATACAATATATTGTGGTTTTTACGCCACATTATGGTCAAAAACTCTTATTAATTAGATAACTATTAATGTGAGCGACAATAAAAGCCCCCCTAGTTCACACAGACAATTTTTTATTATATAAGGACGTACAAAATGCGTACATCAGTACTAGCAATCGTAGCCGTTATGGCTGCAAGTTCTGCAATGGCAGAAGACACAACAACAGCGGTAAATCCGTTAATGACAGGCGAACTATCTTTAAACTTCGCTGAAACAGCTGGCGACAAAATCGGCGGCACAATGGCACTTGATTTAGATATCAATGCTGGCGGCATAGCAACAGTTGACTTAGGTTTAAAAGCAACAGACGGCAACGCAGTAACACTAGACACATGGACAGTAGGTACAAGTGTTAATGGTGTAGCACTATCGTTTGGTGATGACCACGGTCTACTACCAGAAACAGCAGCAAGTGCGGCAGCAGACGGCACACTAGCAGTACCAACAATGACTGAGTCATTACAACTTGGTGTTGCAGGAGCAACAGTTGCAGTAGGCTTAACAGACTGGACAGCAGACGTAACAGACATCAGTAATATCCAAGGTGCATATACATTAGGTAATGTTGCACTTTCTGGAGATTACAACATGGACAGTGACAACACTGTACTAGGTGCAAGTGTTGCAGGTATCGACTTAGGTTTGGTATCAGCAGGTAGTGCATTAACTTATGATGTAGATGCAGAAACATTTGCATACGAAGGTTCAGTAGCAACTGGCGGTCTATCAGCATACCTTAACGGTACAGATGACAACAGACTACAAAACGTCGGTGGTGAGTACGAAGTAGATGTAAATGGTGCAACATTTACAGCAGGTGCAAACTATGATCTAGATGCAGAAGACCTAACACCAACAGCAGGTTTAGCGTTTAGTTTCTAAGTTAAACACACAACAACTAAAAGGTCGCTTTATGCGGCCTTTTTTTATGGCTAAATCTAGGTAAATAATGTTAGCATATAAAAGGCAGGCACGGATGCGAGAAAAATTACGCAAATGGTTTAACATAGACAACATCATCGATGCTACCGTTGACTTGTTTTTAATATTGTTTGACGTATTGTCTTCGCCTATCCTAATTGTAATGAGATTAGCACGTTTTGTAATAGGTAATTATCTGTTAGGTGGCGTTAAAACTAAGATAAAAAAGGTAGCACATTGGACAGAAGGCAAACATCCATTACTACAAATTTGGGTATGGACAATGATAATATGCGTAGGAGTAGTAATTCTTACATTGATGTGGCTCTTTGGAACAGCGTTTGGAGAGTTCATAATGGAAGAATGGGGTGACCAAGCATTGGACTTGGATGAATAAAGGAGAAAGCCATGATTAAAAATTTAAAAGACTTAATAATACTAGCTTTAACAGTTGGAGTGTTAGCACTTCTAGGAGTAATTATAATTGGAGATTATTATGTTGCTCTACAAGAAAACAGACCAGTTGACGAAAGTATAATCACGCTTATGAAAATGAGCTTAACAGGAATGATAGGCATCATTGCTGGTTACATAGGGGGCAAATAAATGTATGAATATAAAGCGCATGTCGTTAAAGTAATTGACGGCGATACTGTAGATGTGGACATTGATTTAGGATTTGGTATTATAATGAAAGACGAACGTGTTCGTATTATGGGTATTGATACACCAGAGTCAAGAACACGCGACAAAGTTGAAAAGTTATTTGGCAAGGCTGCCTCAGCAAGAGTAAAAGAATTATTAGAAGAAGACATAATTCTTAAAACACAAATTGCTCGCAATGGCGAAGATATGAAAGGCAAGTACGGACGTATCTTAGGAGACTTCATTGTTGAAAGATTTGAAGATGGCAAACAAGAAATGCTGACAGATATATTAGTTGAAGAAGGACATGCAGTAGCATACTTTGGTGGAAGCAAAGAAGAAATTGCTATGAAACACTTAGCTAATAGAGAGAAACTCCTGCGTGAAGAAGTTGTAAGTAGAAGTAGTTATGATGACGCAGTAGCGTTAATGGAGTCAAAATAACCGGTTGACACATAGCTAAACTCCTGCTATACTGTATATACAGTTTAACAATAGCAGGAGTTTTTTATGACAATGTCTATGGTAGGTCCAGGCCTAACAACAACATCATATAAGAAGCGCAAGCAAAGTAAGCGCACTAAGAATCAACAACTAAAGTTCGAACAGCAACATCGCGAATACAACAAGAGCATGAAGCGTTTACACGCCCATGATCAAATGATGTCTCTGGAAGAATATGATTTATATGTACGTGGTCTTTGGAAGCCAAAAACAAAAGCAAAAGCTAAGACACTACAACCATCCACATCATATCAACGCCCACAACAGCATTATCCAAGTGCTGGTAATGGCATTGGTATTGCACCTGTAAAAGAACAAATGGTGTATTCAGGAGAGCGGCAACTACTAGGCATTGCAACAATGCACAAATCAAACATGGTTCCTATTTTCGCAGACAACAAAGAAGAAGCAGTAGAAATTGCTCGTATGCGTCGATAGATAAGATTAAACAAAAGAGGCAGTAATGAAAACTTTAATCACAGCAATTACAATGGTTCTTGCCGTTGTAACATCAGTTCAAGCAGCAGAAGCAAAAGGACTATTCACAACAGAAGAAAGACCAGAGATGTGGTGCCTAGCACAGAACATCTATTATGAAGCAAGAAGTAGTAACAGAGCAGACCGAATGGCTGTTGCTGACGTAGTAATGAATCGAGTAAAACATACTCACTACCCTAATACAATTTGCGAAGTAGTACGACAAGGCAAACAAAAGCCTAGTTGGAAAGATCCTAATGTTATGGTAATGGTACGTCATAAGTGTCAATTCAGTTGGTACTGTGACGGCAAAGCAGACGATCCACAAGATATGGATGCTTGGGTAGAAGCACAACAGATTGCATACAATATGCTTATTCACTTTGACGCTCGTGGCATTACAGAAGGTTCAACTCATTATCATGCAAAATATGTATCACCCGAATGGGCAAGAGACTTTGCATTGGTTGGACGCATAGGAGAACACATTTTTTACCGGTGGGAATAAGGTTAGCACTTAATTCATCAGTCAAATCAGGTTAAATATATTATGATCTTTGGAATACTAACATTAATCACAGCATTGTGTATCAGTGCTGTGGCAATATACTACTCTGTCGCAGGACTCGTAGCTATATTCGCAGCCGCCGCAGTACCTATTATGATAATGGGCGGCACATTAGAAATAGCAAAACTTGTAACCGCGGTGTGGTTACATAAGTACTGGGACCGTGCAACATGGTGGCTAAGAAGTTATCTTAGTGTTGCAGTAGTTGTACTCATGTTTATTACAAGCATGGGTATTTTTGGTTTCTTATCAAAAGCACACATTGAACAAACAAGTGCTAGTGAAGAAAGCATTGCAAGAGTTGAAAGTATTACAAGCGAAATTGATAGACAGAACGCTATTGTTACTCGTGCTAACACACGTATAGGACAACTAGAGAATAGTGAAACTGGTGCAGACGCAACAATACAAGCACAAATTGACAAAGAGCAAGGACGTATAGACTTAGCGTTTGAACGCATACAGCCTGCTATACAACAACAAAACCAAACTATTGCTGACGCAAGAGCAACAGATAGTACTCGTACTAAGCCATACGAAGATCAGCTTGCAAACATACAAGCAGAGGTCTTACGTTTGGAGCAAAGTGCAAGAGAGTATGAAGAAAAGATTAGCACACTTGAACAAGACACAAGTGCAGTACAACCTTTACTTGATCAAATAGCCGCACTAGAAGAAGAAATTATCCGTGTTACTAATCAACTACAATCTAGTGAGCAAGGACAAATTAGAGCAGGACAAGCAATCATTGGTGTTACTAGCGATGGACTGTTTGGAGGCAACACACGTACCGCACTAGCAAAGTGGGTAGCAGGACAAAGATCACGTATTAATCAAATACAAGGTGAAATAAGTGTAGCCCGTGTTGAAGCAAAGAAAACTGTAGACATGGAGCGTTTCCGTTTAGGCAATGTAATTAAAGACATACGCACAGTACAGATACCTGCACTCAAAGAACGTGAGCTTACAATGCTTGCTAAGATTGACGATGTGCGCCAAACAGAATCTCCTGTTATACAAACAGCAAGAGACGAAATACAAAGATTGCGTACAAGTGCTGAGTCGCAAGTAGCACAATCGCAAATACTAATTGAAAGACTACGTAGCCAACTAGGCGATGTAGACAATGCAAATGAGTTAGAAGCAGACATTGACGCACAACAAGATCGCATCAAGGATGCTAACACAGAAATTGACACACTTACAGAAGAAAAAATAGCTCTAGAAGCAGAATATCGCAAACTAGAAGCAGAAGTAGGACCTATTAAATACATTGCTGAGTTCGTATATGGCGAACAGGCAGACAGTAACATGCTCGAAGAAGCTGTACGTTGGGTAATAATTATTATTATCTTTGTGTTTGATCCGCTTGCCGTCCTACTGTTAATAGCCGCACAGTATACCTTTGATTTCCGTAGAAAAGAACTCGAAGATGACGACGGTGAACGTCTTCGGCGTGAAAGAGCCGATTACGAACGAGCAAGAGCCCAGCGTATAATTGACAACATTCCTTATACTAATGCTACTCCTGCGCCACCTGCGGAACAAAAGGAAGAAATAAATGACGACGGAGACAACACCGGATCACAATCAAAAGTTGAAGGACCTAATGGGGAACCTGCCATTGGAGCCGAACAACCTGGAGGAACCATTGCCAACGGAATGGCTGTGGCCAGAGAAGACGACACTGGACAAGTGGAGCCAACCAAAGGAGAAATAGATGCAAGAGTGGATCAACCTACAGACAGCGATATACAAGATGGTGATGTGGAACATAATGAACGAGATAGAGAAACCGATGATGAGGAAAGTCTATCAAGACGGAGCGATGTGGAACCTGCAGAAGAACAAGTTCCTGACAGTAGCGAAACCCAAGAAGGAACTACTGCCGAGCAGGACACCGGAGGAAGTGTTGGAGAGATACCGCACACCAAAAACGCAATTTTCTACCCAGAAGAACTAGAAGAGCCTAAAAAAAAAGTAAAATTAAAGTCACAGGAAGAATTAAACCTAGACGCTGATTACGAAGCAAAAGAAAAAGATGATGCTTGGGTAACTGCTCGTGCTATATGGGAAGCAAACAATCCAGACCAAGATAGAGATGCTTGGAAAAATGCATATTCAAAAAGTGAAATAGAATCATTACCGTGGGAACTATCTAATGAAGAAGATAACTACAATAGCAGTGAAGGTTATCAACAGAATGCAGAACAAAGCGAAAATACACTTTTCAATAAACTATCCAAAAAATAGGTGTTAATTGAAGAAAATTAACATTATTACATCACCTGACGTATTACATAACGACAGTTTAAACATACTGACGGTGTATCCAAGCAAACTGATACAAGACGAGCTACAAAACAACTTCTTAGCAACTACAGAAGCTGATGTTAACGTATATGTATACGATAAGCCTATTCAAGTCAAGGACGAAGTTGACTGGCTGCTAACAGCATTTAGAACATGTGATGTAGCAATAATTGACGTAGATAACTCATCACCATGGACTAGAGACCTTTTAAGCTATATGATAGCTAAAAACAAAACTTATTGGTTGACAAACAGCCAAGATTCAGTATATAATAGTTTAAGTAACAATAAAGTTTATAACTTAGACTTTTTATCTAATATAGGAGATAACTTTGAGAATGAGACGAAACAATAACGACGACCAGTTCAAGCGAGGGTTGAGTGTAGAAGTACGTAATGGCGATTTTAATTTTGCATTGCGCAAATTTAAGAAGAAAGTTGCAGAGGACGGCATCTTACAAGAACTGCGTAACCGCGAATTTTTCGAGAAACCAAGTTTAAAACGTAAAAAAGCAAAAGCAGCCGGCAGAGCACGTTGGTTGAAAAAAATAGAAAAAATGAATGAAGGCATGCCAACAGGCAAACATAAAAATCCGAAAAGGTAATACAAAATGCGTATCGAAGAAGATATTAAGTTAGACTACAAAGATGTTCTTATACGCCCAAAGCGTAGTACACTTAAATCACGTAAACAAGTAAAACTACATAGAAGCTTTACATTTAGAAACTACGTTGCAGAATTTCCAGAGCAGGATGTTACTGAACATTACAACGGTGTACCTATTATGGCAAGTAATATGGATGGTGTTGGTACGTTTGAAATGGCTGATGCACTTGCTAGTCAAAACATCTTTACCTGTCTAGTTAAAACATATTCAGCAGATGAACTTATTGAGTTCTTTGATACTGACGACTATCTACGTACTAATTATGTTGCAATGAGCATTGGCACTAGTGACGATGACTGGGGCAAATTGCAATCAGTAATGGCTATGGCAGATGGTAATTTAAAATTTGTTTGCATGGATATCGCTAACGGATATTCAGATCACTTTGCACAACATGTAAGAAAAGTACGTGAAGCATTTCCAAACTTAGTCATCATTGCAGGTAATGTTGTAACAAGAGAGATGACAGAGGAGTTGATATTAAGTGGAGCAGATATTGTTAAAGTTGGCATTGGGCCTGGTAGCGTTTGTACTACTCGTATTCAAACTGGTGTGGGATATCCGCAACTTAGCGCGGTCATCGAGTGCGCTGACGCCGCTCATGGTTTGGGTGGACACATTATTGCTGATGGTGGTTGTACTTGCCCTGGGGACGTGGCTAAAGCATTTGCAGGCGGAGCCGACTTTGTTATGCTTGGAGGCATGCTGGCTGGACATGATCAAGGCGGTGGTGAAATAATTGAAAAGTTTTATGCAACAAATGAATTAGAATATGAAGTTGGCGAGCATTTAGACAATCGCAAACAAAAGGTAGAAAGAAAACAATTTGTGCAGTTCTACGGTATGAGTAGTGATGCTGCAAATACGAAACACTTTGGAGGATTGAAAGATTATCGATCTTCTGAAGGCAGGGAAGTTCTAGTACCATACAGGGGCTCTGTATCGGATACCGTGCAAGATTTACTCGGTGGTATTAGATCTACCTGCACTTATGCAGGCGCTAAGAAGTTAAAGCAACTTAGCAAATGCACAACATTTGTTCGTTGTACACAACAATTTAATTCTGTGTACGCAAACAAGTGATAAATAACTGTGTAACGCCGAAAGGGTTACATTAATATTAATCTTGCTTTTATAAAGGAGAAAAAAAATGACAAGACTACAAACCCTCAACATTCCTAACCTACACAGAGCCAGTATCGGCTTTGATCAGATGTTTGACGAACTTGAAAGATCGTTCGCTAATACACCTAATAGTCAGGGATATCCCCCATACAACATAGCACAAATTAACGAAGACGAGTACATGATTAGTGTCGCCGTCGCTGGTTTTGGTATGGACAACTTAGATATTACTAAGGATGGGAAAATATTACGTATTGAAGGTACGTCACCTAAAGGAGATGAAGATGTTAATTACCTACACAAAGGGATTGGCGGACGCAACTTCCGTAGAGAGTTTACACTAGCAGATCACGTTGATGTAAAACAAGCAGGACTTGAACTAGGTATGCTTAATGTACATTTAGTGCGTGAACTACCAGAGGAACTACAACCTAAGAAAATTGATATTACAGACCATTCATTAGTCGAAAATCAATAATAACATTAGGGGAGTGAAATACCTCCCCTAACTTTAAGGAGAGTAAAATGACAGTTGATGCAGAAGTTGTAATTGACGAAAAGATTAAACGCATTGTTAAAGAACCGCCTAAGTATAATGTTATTATGCTGAACGACGATGCTACTCCAATGGAGTGGGTTATGGGTGTATTGAAAGAAATATTTAAACATAGTGACACAGACGCTGAAGCACTTACAATGAAGATTCATAACGAAGGTTCTGCTGTAGTAGGTACATATAAGTACGAAGTAGCAGAACAAAAGAGTATTGAAGCCGTAACTGCAAGTCGTAATCATGGCTTCCCTCTTCAATTAAAAATAGAAGAAGCAGAATGAGCAATTTAAAAGAATTAACTTGGGAACATCATAAAAATGCAGAGCGTCAAACCTTTGTAAAAGAGATGTTTGCAAAAGAACCACAAATAAGTCACGAACGGTATGCAACATACCTATTTAATCAACACCCGCAATATAACATGTTAGAAATGCTTGCTATGATGCAAGGACTATTTGATGGTATGCCTGAACTACGCAGAGCACCATCAATACATGAAGACTATCAAGAGATGTGGGGAGAAGCAAATCCTAACCAACCTCCACTAATGCCAGTAGTAAAAGAATACATGGACCACCTAATGAGTATCAAAGACGATCCTGATAAACTTATGGCACATGTTTATGTAAGACACATGGGCGACCTAAGTGGTGGACAGATGATTGCTAAACGTGTACCAGGTCAAGGACGCATGTACAAGTTTGATAAAGGTCATGACGAGCTTAAAGAAATAGTACGTTCAAAACTAAATGACAATATGGCAGATGAAGCAAAATTGTGCTTCGACTTTGCAACTAAGATGTTTGTACAATTAGGAGAGGCAAAAGAATCGTGAGTGTAATTTGGGATAGACTAATAGAGTGTAAAGATGAAATTATTAACATATTTGACGCAAGTGCAACAGAGTATCAAGAACCAGGGCTTGACCATTTTAATAATGATCTCTGGGTTAATCGCGTTTGGCGCAATGATGATGTTAGGCGGGCTCACATTGATGTTGTAGATGCACGTGACTCTAAAGGGTTATGGATGATGCATGTATGCGTGTTTCCTGTACTTAACAATGACGGTCCTATATACGGCTTTGATGTTATTGCAGGTAAAAACAAAATGACAGGTGCATTCCACGACTTCTCAGCAAGTAGTGATCCTAACCATCCTATGATTGAAGGATACAAAGAAGCAGTTGCAGACTTTGTTCCTAAAAAACAACGACAGCTACCAGAGTGGGCAACTAACATCTTTACAGATAAAATGCTTGCCGCTGGCAATGTAAACACAATAGAAGAAGCAGTTTCTATTATTGAACTTGCACAAGATAATCTACGTGCATACTTTGACGAGATCGGCGAGTTTACTGGATACGGCGACCGCGACTTAGTAACAGCATCGCAAAACTATTACTGTCATAATCAGCAACAAAATCCACATACTCCACGTACTATGAAAAGTTTAGGTCTAAACGAAGCTGATGTAGATAAGTTCTGCACAGATATGTTGTTTCCTAAAATAGTATAAATACTTTAACAGGAGTAATTAAATGCGTTACAGTGATTTTAAAATGGTCGAAGCACCAGGTGATGAAGTTCCCGCAGCACAAATGGGCGGCGTAGAAGTTGGAACAGATAGTGTTGATCCTGCTGAGGTAGACGATTTACAAAAACAAATTGCTGACAGAGTAATGAAGGTAGCTGATCCTGCTATTTTACACAGAGTAGAAGCTATCTTACGTAAGGGCGGCATTACTAGAATATCAAACGCATACTTCAAAAGAGACAGTGACGCAGAGAAGTTTATTAATAGACTAGCAACAATGATCATTGAGCTAGAAATACCTACAGCAGATAAAATGGCTTTCCTAAAAGAGTTTGCTACAACAAATATGATCATTCCTGAAAAGATATTTGATAACTCAGGAACAGCACAATCAATGGACAGTTGGTTTCAAGGTAGCA